AGTGTGGTCATCGAAGACTTTAACATGATGCATAACTATGGTGAAGCAGATGATATTACATTACCTGAAATTTTTGAAGGTAATAAAGTTGTAGATTCTGCAAGACTAGAGAGACGTGCATTACTAGAGATATTACAACAACATCAAATTATTGTTCAAATCCCTTTTAGGACTGATATATCTGTAGGTACAGTTGTTAAACTTAATATACCTGAAGCAGAAATTAAATATCCTGATGGTAAGATTAACAATGATTTAAATGACAATAGATATCTTATAACAGATTTAAAATTCGTAGGTAATCCACAGAATCTTAGTGGAGTTATTAACATGGAATGTGTGAAAGAAAGTTTTGCAAAAGATATTACAGCATACAACCCTTTAGAAACAACAGTTACAGGTAGTTTATAATGGAAACCTTTTTTGGAATAGTAGAAGACAGACATGACCCTCTCAAAGTAGGTAGGGTTCGTGTACGTATTCACGGTATTCACACAGACAACAAATCAGAGATTGCAACACCTGACCTTCCATGGGCTCATGTAATTCTTCCAACTACTGCAGGTGGTTTATCAGGTATCGGATTTAACTCACACGGTCTCGTAGAAGGTGCAACTGTGTTTGGTTTCTTTAGAGATTCAACTAAACAAGACCCTGTAGTGTTAGGAGTGTCAACAGGTATCACTACAGATGGATACAAACAAACAGTTGATGGTACTATTCTATCTCGTAAAGTAGACAAAGGATTTAATGACCCACGTAGATTAAAAACATCAGATTACAATGGTACAGAAGATGGTGTAGCACCAACCTCTGCACCAAATAGGTCATGGGGTTTGACATATGCATTGGACACTGCACCTAAACAACCATCAATTGAAGGAAGAGTTATCAAGTACGATGGAAGTGGTTCATCAGTTGACCATGCAGAAATTAAAGAGGATGAACTTCCATACTATCCATTGAACTTTGAAGAATCAGACATATCAAAGTTTGCCCGTGGTGAGGGTGATTATAGTGTCAGAGAAATTAACTCCATTAAAGGTATGGAACACTATCCAAACTCACCTGCAAATCCATTGTACCCATACAACAAAGTTTTACACACAGAGTCAGGTCACTTAATTGAAATTGATGACACATTCGAAGCAGAAAGACTTGCAATCGAACATAGGTCAGGAACCTTTACAGAGATACACCCTGATGGTTCTGAAGTCCACCATGTAGTAAATGACCACTACCATGTTACATGTAAAGACCAAGAAGTCTATGTTGGTGGTAATGTTAATGTACGTATTTTAGGAAATGCCAAAATCCACGCAAATGGTAATGCAGATGTGACAGCATACGGAGACGGTAAGTTTGACGTATCAGGAAAAATGGATATCAGGTCAGGTAAAGACATGAATCTCACTTCTGCTCGTAATATTGTATTGAGTGCAGTGGAAGTGAAGATGAATTCATGACAGTAGAACCTGCAAAAATAGAAGTCCCTACAATGATTCCTTGTCCTGAGGGGGACATCTTCAATATACCCACAAAGGCAGACCTTGTCAATGCATTCAGTCAGATAGGTCAAATCCCAAGTAAACTTGAAGCAAAACTTTTAGAGTTTAGAACAACCAGTGAAAGAGAGATTGGTGAACTTTATCAACAACTCAGAACTGGTGAAGGATTAACCGATGAACAACGTCAAGGTATCTTAAGCACCATTGCAACTCTAGAATCACTTACTGAAGGTTATAATACTGCAAGAAGTGGTGGACAACCTAAAACTGTAGGTGGATGGGCTCCTCATGTGTATGCAGGGTCTACAGTAGTTATGGATGAACTTCTTTATAGAAGTAGAGGTAGAATAACATCATCACTTCGTAATGGTGATATCATATCTTTTGCACATTATTTGGGAAATGTTCCTGAAGGTGATGTAGGATTAAGAGGACGTTATGATATTTGGAATAACATGCCAGGCATTCCACAGGGCCCACAATATTTTAGAATTTGGGTTTCGGTAGAGCCAGGCGGCCCACCTATTGAACGTGCAGGATACAAATACGAAGGTCGTTCAAAACAACCCAACCCTGCAACTTGGACGTGGTCACAACATAGAGATGACTTGGGAAAAATTGGTGTATGGCATTTAGGTTTCTTTGAGAGAATCGTATACGTTAACTTTGAAATAGAAGGTGGTTGGTGGGACACTAACTTCTATAGACTTCCTGATGCATATGCTGGAGGAAGAGAAATACCTGAAGGTCAAGATGGTATTCCATTTGATTACTATGTATTTTGGTTTAGGTCATATTGGGTAGATAATGTAGAATATGATGAGAACGGTATTGGGTACAGGGTTGAACCTAATGTTCCAACATTGCCTGATGAATGGATGAAAGTTATAGAAGAAGGTGCAGAGAGAAGAGAAAATGCTGGTGGTGGTGGTGTCATCACTGCTGCAAATCAAATACCCCCTGACCCAGGCGAAGAATCAATAAAAAATGAAACTGCAGATAAAGTTTCAACCATATTAACTACTATTCTATTAATAGATGAAACTATTAAGACTGTCAGAGACTTAATGGAAACTATCGAAGATGCATTAGAACCTTGGTGGAACAAAGACCAAAATCGTAACTGGCAAAAAGAATGTAATGATGCAATCACTAAAATGATGGCAGAGTTTCATTTGTATGTCCCTATTAAGATTGCAGAATTTGTTAAGAAGTTTGTTAGTATCAACTTCACAATTACATTTTTTGGTGTCACCATTGATATGCTTGAACTTGTTACATCACCTGATTATAAGAAATATCTTAAAGACCAAATTGCAGGTGCAGAGATAGTAAAACAGATTATAAGTGTTAAAGAAGATATCGAAAAGGTAGATGAAGAACTTAACAAACTAAAAGAAGACCCACAATCACTAAGTGCAGAAGCAGAAGCAAAACTCTTAGAAGAAAAAGAAAATTTAGAAAAGAAGGTTGATGACCTTACACTTTCAAGACAAGAGTTTGTTGATAAAGTTTATCAGTTATTACCTCACCACTGTAGAGCATTTGATGGCGAGTTAGGATTAGAAGACGTTGATGCAAAAGTTGAACAAGCAGTTCAATGTATCGAATTAGAAATAAAAGACTGGATGTTGAACTGGCATGTCAAAGCATTTGCAAAACTTATAGATTTGTTTGATGAGATATGGGACTTATTAGGTTTACCTGACTTACCATTCAGTGAAGTTATGGATGTATTAAACTTAGATATAAATGAACTCATCGATAAAGCAGTACAGTATATCAAAGATGAATTTGATAAAACAAAACTAGGTATTAAGAAAAAGATAGATGCAATTGACAAACAACTTGAAGAGAATCCTGATATGGATATCGCTGCAAAAGAAGAGTTATTATTAGAAAGAAAGAAACTTGAAGATGAACTCTTCAAAGAGATGAATGAATTTAGACAAAGGATTAGAGATGCAATATTAGAACTTTCAATTTTTGGAATGTCAGTAAGAGAAATTATTGGTGATGAAATTGATACAACAGTGAAGTCGATTGAACAAGAGATTGCAGAGTTTAAACTTGCATTACAAGACTTTAAAGTTAACTGGGCATCTAAACTGTTTTGGGCATGGGTTAAAGTTATTAAGAAGTTCTTAGATAAAATAGGACTAGGTAAACTATTCAAGTTCCTTAATTTAACATTCTGTGATTTCCTAAAACAAGTTGGACTTCCTCTCGGCATTAGTTTAAATCTTCCTGATTTAGGAGAGATTGATGGTAATCCCATTGCAGATGTTGTTAGTACAAAACCAAAAGTAACTGTAAGGGGTACAAGTATTGATGAATCACTAGACGAAACGTCTTTCGAAGCAGATGGTTCTCGTGTTGATTTCCCAACGGATGGTTCAGGTAGTAATGCATATGTCTTCATAGATGGGGTACGTCAGAATCCTAATACATACACTGATAATGAAGATGGGACTATAACATTCAATTCTGCACCAACAAATGGAATTGTTTCTGTATTCCTGTCTGACAAATCGTTACCTGCGTTATAAATAGTTACATGGTAGATTACGTAAAGTCAGAAGGCAAGACAATTGCCACCAAGACTGCATATGCAGACTTGGATTTAACCTTTAAACCTCATCCAATTACAGGTGATATTACACTTCGTAAAGATACGGATGCAGTTAGACGTGCTGTTAGGAACATTATACAAACGAATAAATATGAGAGACCCTTTAAACCTAACTTCGGTGCATCAGTAAGAGACAATCTATTTGAACTAGACACCTCTAGTAAGGTTAAAAGACTTAAGAACAAAATCAAAGAACAAATCGAAAGATTTGAACCTCGTGCAAAAGACGTAGATGTTTCTTTTAATGCAGTGAGTGATAACAATAAAATAGACGTAACAGTTTTCTACAGTATAGTTAATGGACTAAGGGGTCAAGAGATAAACTTCACAATTACTAGGGTTCGATAATGGCAATAGACAGTTCAAAAATTAATGTATCCGATTTAGACTTCGATGAGATTGCACTTAATCTCAAGTCTTATCTAAAAGGTCAAGAGAAATTCAAAGACTATGACTTCGAAGGGTCAACAATGTCTATGCTTATTGACTTACTTGCATACTCATCACACATCAGTGCAGTAAACACTAACATTGCAGCTTCAGAGTTATTTTTAGACTCTGCTCAAATTAGAAAGAATGTAGTGTCACGTGCAAAGGACTTAGGGTTTACTCCTGCATCAGAAAAATGTTCTTCTGCAATTGTAGATATTAATCTAAGAAATGTAAGAAATCCTGATGGGTCATTACCATCAACTACAGATATGATTCTTCAAAGGGGTGCTATCTTTAGTACTTCATATGACGGTACAACTTATGAGTTTGTTGTACCTAGTTCAGTAAGACCTCAACAAAACAAAACAAATTATTTTTATACTGATGTAAACTTAGTACAAGGTCAGTATGTAACCGACAAGTACATACATGATAATCAAATACAAAATCCAAAGTATGTGTTATCAAATAGTAGAGTTGACAAGTCACATATCACAGTTACTGTAGATTCAAATGGTGACATAGAGACTTACTCTTTATCTACAGATATTTCAAACATCAACACAGAATCAAGAGTATATTATGCTCAAGAGAATGATGAACAGTTTACAGAAATTTATTTTGGTGACGGTGTATTAGGTAAGAGATTAAAAGACGGTGACCTCATCACTGTAACTTATATTGTGGTAGATGAAGAACATGCTGATGGTGCAAATATCTTCAACATGCAGAGTGGTATTAATGGGTTCTTTGATGCAGTTATTACAACTAAACAGAGTTCAACAGGTGGTGCAGAGAAAGAATCAATCGAGTCTATCAAGTTTAAAGCAAACAAATTCTACACTTCACAAAACAGACTGGTAACACTGAATGACTACAAAGCAAAAGTCAGTGAGTATTATCCGAATGCAGATGCAGTTGCAGTATGGGGTGGTGAAGATAATGACCCACCTGAGTATGGTAAAGTGTTCCTTGCAATCAAACCAAACAATGCAGACTATCTATCAGACACTGAAAAGAAAACAGTAGTAGACAAATTAAAGGCACTAAACATTTTAACGATAAGACCTATTATTGTCGAACCTGAAATCACTAAGATTCTACTCACCACAACATTTAAGTACAATGCAAAGAACACTGACCTATCGGTAGGTGAATTAGAGAACATAGTGACTAATGCAATCAATGAATTTGATAAAACTAATCTAACCAACTTTGATGCAGTGTTTAGACATTCAAAACTATTACAATCAATCGATGCATCAAATACTGCAATCCTCTCTAACACAACTAATGTTAGATTGAAAAAGAATTTAACTGCAAGTATTAACACAGAGAAGGGATACACTGTAAACTTTGGTAATGCATTGTACAACCCTCATGACAATCACAATAAAGCAGGTGGTGGTGTTGTATCATCCACAGGTTTTAAGGTACAAGGTGATTCTGTAAATACACAATACTTTGACGAAGATGGTGCTGGTAATCTAAGAAGATACTACCTATCAGGTTCAACAAGAATTTATCAAGACAATGCTGCTGGTACTATTGAGTATTCCAGTGGAAAAATTACAATCAATGCCATCACATTCACCTCAACGGTTAATGTTGATAGTACGATTGACTTCACTATTATTCCTGACGGTAACGATGTCGTTGCAACAAGGGGTAGTTTGATTGACATATCAGTTGATGATGTGAAAGTCAAAGGTGAAGTAGACACCATCGCAAGTGGTGAAAGTAGTGCTGGTGTTGGATATCGTTCAACATCTAGTACAAATTATTAACTTATGAAACACGTGGTCAGGAGTCCCCTGAGTAGTTTCCCATTCAATTGGATTTTAGGAGGAAAATAGAATGGCAGATAAAAAAATTAGTGCGTTATCATCAGTCGCAGATTCAGATATTGGATCAGATGATTTGTTGCATATCGTAGATAACCCTGGCGGTACACCAGTAAACAAGAAGATGACTATTGGTCAACTTTTTGAAAACGTACCAACTCACCTTGCAATCAATGACATCGTAACTGAATCATCAGCTGCGACAGACTTGGCTGCATCATCAACAACTATTGTAGATGGTTCATCATTCACTGCAGACGTTGCTTTCACATTAGATGACGGTACAGATACAGGTCAGATTAAGTTCTTATCTTGTTCAGGAATGGCATCATCATTTGCAGCAAACATCACTGTGTCATCATGGCACAACTCAGGTGTTTCTGCACCACAAATCGTGTTGAATGCACAGGGTGAAGGTTGTATCTTAGTTTGGAATGGTTCCGTATGGTTACCAGTTGCAAACTCAGGTGCTACAATCAACAACTCTTAATATGGTATAGTTTCTAGATGTCTCACGAAAAGTTAATTGTCGACAAACTGTCACACAGATTACCCTCTCTCTTACCTGAATTTGTAAGGGAGGAGTCACCTGCACTTGAACAGTTTTTGAAGGCATACTTTGAGTTTCTAGAAGCAGAAATATTAGTCCTTGAATCTCCTGAAGAGATTGGGGATATTGTCTTAGAAGACGGGCAGGGTTCCATTCTTTTGGAACCCTATACCGTTGCACCATCTCCTGATGCTTATACTTCTAAGATTGTACAGGAGAAAACCAAACAATTTAATGGTGGTAGTGTTCAAGTAACTCCTTTCCAAATCGGAGAGTATGTTTATGGTTCCGTTAGTGGTTCCGTTGCAGAAGTTAAAGTTGTAAATGGTCAGACACTATACCTAAAAACAATTTCAGGTAATGGTTTTTCAAAAGGAGAAACGGTTACTGG